CGTCTTACACAGGTTTCTGACGGTGGTAGTTTTGAGCTAAAATCAGAGGACCTAGAGGAAGGTACACTTCAAACTCTAATCCACACAACTAAGATGTGGAACATTACATTTGATGGTGAGAAACCACCCTGCACGGTTGAGAAATGCGAAGAGGTTTACACAGAGGTTTTCTGGATGAAGACCCAGATTGAACAAGCCTTAAATGACTTCTTAAATTTTTCAATCGCCTAGTCGATCAGCTAGAGGCATTTGCTGAACATAGTTTCAAGCTAATGAGATCCGACAGTAAAGGCGTAACTGAATCGGCACACTTGGAACAGGTTGCCAAACAACTAGGACATAGGCCAAAAGAATTAGAAGCCCCTAAGTTTCCTTTTCCTATGGCTCATGTCTGGTCTTCCTTCTTTTCCATCAGTGGGGGTAGGCAATTTGGTTACAGTGGCCCACAACCTCTAACATTTACAGAGATAAAAGCGTGGCAAGAGACTACTGACAATACCCTTGAAGGTTGGGAAGTAGATGTCATAAAGAAATTAGACCTACTTTACGTGAGGGCAATAAATGGCTAGTTCGATTAAAGTTAGTGTAGACGTTACGGACCTAAAGATCCTCAATGACTATCTAAACACTACAGAAGATAAGATTGATATGACTGCTAAGACAGCAAAAAAGTCATTCAGTCAACTTAAAATGGCTATTGACCCTGCTTACAGGGCTACTAAAATATTTAAAGATCAGGTATTAGTTGCACAGCAAGCGGTTGCTACAGGTGCTATAACTCAACAAGAGTACTCACAAACCTTTGCTCAAATACAAAAACAAGCTAGTCAAGCTGGGATTACTCTAAATCAGTTTGGTCAAGTAATTAGTGCCAATCAACGCAAGGCAAAACGCTTTGGTGCTGTTGGTATGCAGCAGGTCGGTTATCAGGTACAGGATTTCGCAGTACAGGTACAAGGTGGTACTAGTGCGTTAGTTGCTCTTGGTCAACAGGGTTCACAGTTACTTGGCATATTTGGACCTACTGGTGCTATTGCAGGTATGATACTTGCTATTGGTACTGGTTTAGCTGGTGCGTTCTTTGCTGCTAAAGGTGCGGCTGATTCAGCAACAGCGGCCTCTGTGTCATACGGTGACGCCATGAAGGGCGCTAAAGAAAAAGCCGATGAATTAAAGCTTTCTAACTACATGCTTGCAAACAGCATTGAGAGTGTAGCCAAAGCTCAACTTAAACTTGCCATAATAGAATTACAGAAACAAAAAGAAGAAGACGCCGAAGGTGGCTACGGGGGAGTTGTCCAAAGACGGGGAATAAGATCTACTACAGGCGTCAAGATTGGTGAAACGACATTAAGGAAGTCTGCTGATGAAAAGATAGCAGATCTAAAAGAACAAATCCGCATTCTTGATGATCTGTTCTCTGAAAATGAGGGTCTTAAGTTAGAAGTAAAAACTTCTGAGAACCAAGAAAAAGCAATAGAGTTAGCAAAAGAGTTAAAGCAAGCTAACCTAGATAGAGCTATGACTGCTATTCAATCTTTAAATGCAGATGCGGAAGCCCTGCTTATATTAAAGCAATCCAATGAAGCGGAGAAACTAAGACGTAAACTTAAAGATGAAAACTTAGATCTTACAAAAGGCGCAGCTAAAGAAGCCATAGGTGCTTTAGAGATTGCTCACTCAGCAGAACTATCAGAATTTAGACGTAAGGCTGCTATTAGAGAAAGAGCCGAAGCTGAAAGACAATCTGCTGCTGATGCCCGTGCCGCTAATGCCGCTAGAATTAAGCAAGAAAAAGAACTCAGAAAGCTATACAAAGACCATCAGACATTACTTGATGGTGTAGGTAACAGCTTTGAGGATGCTATGGTGAAGCTGGTAGATGGAACGTCATCTGCTAAGGATGCATTTAGAGCTATGGCCCGTGACATCATTACTCAACTGTACCGTATTCTCCTAGTGCAACAGCTTGTAGGTAGCTACGACTATGCAACTGGCACGGGGTCTGGACTATCTGGCTTCTTAGGTGGCATGTTTAGAGCTAACGGTGGGCCTGTCACTGGGGGACAGCCCTATGTTGTAGGTGAGAGGGGACCAGAACTCTTCGTGCCTAAAGCTAGTGGAGCTATAGTATCTAATGAAGCTATGGGTGCTGGTGGTGTAAGTGTAGTACAGAACATCAACATTTCCACTGGGGTACAAGCAACCGTTAGGAATGAAATACGAAGCCTCATGCCACAGATAGCAGACACAGCTAAGACAGCAGTGTTGGACGCTAAGAGGCGTGGTGGTAGTTATGGAAGAGGATTTGCATAATGGCTATAAGCTACCCTTTGAGCCTACCTACGGGTATTGGAATAGCTCAGATAGAACTCAGAGTTACTAATGCTGTTGCGATATCAAGGTCCCCGTTTACCTTTGCACAACAGGTACATGCATATGCTGGACAATCTTGGCAAGCTGACGTAACACTTCCACCAATTCAAAGGGATTTAGCAGAAGAGTGGTTAGCTTGGTTAATTTCACTAAAGGGTCAAGTGGGTACGTTTTACTTAGGGGACCCTAATGCTAAAACTCCTAGAGGTTCTGCTAGAAACAGCAACACTATTGATATCAATGGAACTCAATCCTCTGGTAACACTATAGCTATAGATAGCGCCCCTGCAAACCGCACAGGTTATCTTAAAGCTGGTGACTACATACACGTAAATAATGGTACAACTAGGCAACTGTTTAAGGTACTCAAAGATGCAAACACAAATTCTTCTGGTCAAACTACACTAGACGTTTGGCCTGACGTAAGGGTTAGCCTTGGTAACAACGCTACTGTGACAGTAGAAAATACTCAGGGTTTGTTTAGGCTTGCATCAAATGAGCAGTCCTTTAGTATAAATGAAGCCAGCACTTATGGCATTTCATTCTCAGCGATTGAGGCAATCATATGAGCCGTACAATAGCAGCAGAACTAATTACAGCTTTCAGTCAAGATGTTGTAAACCCATACATTGCAGTAGAATTTGACCTAGATAACTCACCCGTTAGGTTGTGGACGGGACATGGTGATAAGACTATTGGTGTGGACACTTATATTGGTGCTGGCAACCTACTTACTATATCAGGATTTGATGAAGTTAATGACTTATCTGCCAAATCTCTGACAATCACAGTTAGTGGTATATCCTCTACAATCATCTCTATGGCACTACAAGAGCCTTATCAGAGAAGGGAATGTACAGTCTACTTAGGCACAACTGACACAAGTAACCCTATAGAAATCTTTAGTGGTTACATAAACACAATGGCTATACAGGACACTGGCGAGACTAGTGACATTACTGTTACTATAGAAAGCAAGTTAATTGAGCTAGAAAAAGCTAGTAACAGACGATACACAGAAGAGAACCATGCTACAAGATACAGCAATGATACCTTCTTTTCGTATGTTACTAAACTTCAAGATGAGCAGGTTGTATGGGGAAGAGAGAAAGTTTAAATCAGTATATAGCAGAGGTTAGATTAAAGCCTTTTGTTTTTACAGAGCATGATTGCCTTACTTTTACTAACAATGCATTCCGAAAAATGTATGGAGAAGGTTGGGCAGATGACTGGTTGGGTAGATACAACAAAGACTCAAGACCTAAGCAGTTACAGGAAGAGTTTGGATACAAGTCGCTTCTAAAAGGTATAGATGACAAATTGACCCGTATTAAGTATGTACCACCATTAGGCGCATTGATTGCCACAAAAGAAGCTGAACGGTGGATAACGGGTTTTTCATTAGGAATTTCTAACGGTAAATGTGGTGTTTTTCTATCTGAGAAAGGCTTAATGCAGTTGCCTTTTGATGTAGTAAATTATTCTTGGATTAGACAAAATGAAGAACAACCTTCCTTATAATGTACTAAGAAACCCTAACGCTTGGGAAAATGTACCTAGAGATCCCGCTTCTATCGGAGCAATGGTTATAGGCAGTGGTGCTGCTGCAACAACATCTATATTTGGTGCGGGGATGCTTGCGTTTATCACCCCTCAGTATATTGTTGGATACATTATAACATCTATGGTGACATCTTGGGCTATGAAAGCCCTAGCACCTAAAGCGCCTTCTAGGTCTTCTAGCTCACAGGGTATACTTGTAAATGCTAAAGAACCAGCGGCTGCTCAAGACTTTGTGTACGGTAAGGTAAGGAAGGGTGGAGTAGTAACCTTCTACGAAACATCAGGCACAAAGAATAAATACCTACATCAAATTATTTGTCTCGCAGGGCATGAGGTACATGCTATTGATGACATTTATATAAACGATCAGGTTGCATCTTTTAGTGGCAACTTTGTTACAACTGCTGGTCCTAGTGGTGATGACCAAACCAACTGGGCCAGTAAGATAAGAATTAAAAAGTACAGGGGAAATCAGACAACTGCTGACTCAGACTTAGTTAGCGAAACCTCTGCTACAAGCGCCTTTAAGGGCCGTGGAGTAGCTTACTTGTATGTAAGGTATGAGTATGACCAAGAAGTATTTGCTAACGGTATGCCTCTTATAACAGCAGAAATACGTGGTAAAAAAGTACTTGATCCAAGGACTAACACTACTGCATACAGCAATAACTCTGCTTTGTGCATAAGAGACTTTATTACTAGTCAGTATGGTCTAAATGATGACAGTGTAGATGAGGTTGACTTTGCTGCGGCTGCTAATGAGTGTGATGAAAACATATCCCTTTCGGGTGGTGGTAATGAGAACAGATATACTACAAACGGCGTAATCAAGGCGAACACACCTAAAGGTGCGGTACTAGAAGATCTTGTTACATCATGTGCAGGTACTCTATTTTGGGGTGGTGGTAAGTGGAAGCTAAAGGCTGGTGCATATTCGTCACCAGTTAAAACCCTCACTCTTGACGATCTTAGGGGTCCTATAAACCTATCTACCCGTGTATCTATGCAAGATAACTTTAACACAGTACGTGGTACATTTAACGATGCAGACCAGAAGTGGATTACGGCTGACTATCCAGAGGTTAAGAGTAGTACGTTTATTGCTCAAGATAATGGAGAAGAAGTAGCACTAGACTTAGAGCTTCCATTTACTACTAGTGCAGCTACAGCCCAACGGCTTGCTAAACTAACCTTGTTTAGAGCAAGGGAGCAAATGACACTCAGTGCTGACTTTGGACTTGAAGCTCTTGAGCTTGAGGTTGGAGATATTGTGTCGTTTACAAACTCAAGGTACGGATTTAATGCCAAAGAGTTTGAGGTGGTTGGTTGGAAATTAGCTGCTAGTGATGATGCTGGGGATCTAAGGATCAATCTAACTTTACGTGAGACATCAGCAGCAGCATTTAATTGGAACGCAGAAGAAACTGCCATCATATCAAATGACTCAACTCTGCCTATATTTAGTCAAGTGGATGCTCCAACAGGGCTAACACTAACAAGCTCAACATCTCTAAACTCTGACGGGGCCTCTGTACCCGCTATTGTTGTGTCGTGGACTGAATCGCCTGATGCCTATGTTCACTACTATGAGGTACACTACAAACGTGTAGGGACTGGTGGTGATGCAAACTTTACCTCAATGTTTGTAAGCAACAACAATTTCCTAATCTCACCTGTATCTACGTCTTTTGATTATCAGGTCAAAGTAAGGGCAGTAAACTCAATAGGTGTCAGGTCAAGTTTTGTTACGGCAAGTACTACCCCTGTTGCAGATACGACAGCCCCTGCTAAACCTACGGGAGTTAGTGCTGTTGGTGGTTACAAGTTTATAGAAGTAAAGTGGACTAACCCTGCTGATAAAGACCTTCGACATGTAGAAATATTTGAGAACTCTACAAATAATAAGGGTGGCTCTACAAAAGTTGGTGAGTCCTCTGGTAGTAGCTTTATACGTGGTAACTTGAACACAAATCAAACCAAGTACTACTGGGTTAAATCTGTAGACTACTCTGGTAATGCCTCTGCCTTAACAACAACCGCAGCCTCTGCTACTACAACTCGTGTAGAAGCGGGTGACTTCTCGTCTGCTGTTGATGACTTGTTTGATGAAGCAGAGAAGTTTAACATTAAACCCGTACAGAGTTTACCTTCGACAGGTGATGCCGTGGGTCAAATGGTACTGCTTCTGCCAGACATTACAATATACAGGTGGACTGGCTCTGCTTGGTCAACTGAACTGTTTACAGACATAAAAGACGATCAGGTTACTACCGATAAGATAGCGGCTAACTCTATCATAGGATCAAAAATTGCTGCTGGTGCTATTACTGCTAACAAAATCGCTGCTAATGAAATTAGCGCAAATGAAATAGCTTCTGATTATGTTTATGCTGGCACACTTACATCTTCTCAAGTTAATGCTGTAAATATCAATGCAGATGAACTTTCTACTGGTACTCTAACCTCTGCTACCGCCACACCTACTGGTAGTAAGTCAGGGTTTAAGGTAAATACTTCTGGAAACTTTGTAGCTGGTAATTCTGATTCTTATATGAGGTTTGGTAGCAATGGTTTTGAGCTAAAAGGTACTTCTATTTTAGCAGCACCCGGCATTTTACCTATTGTTTTCAGAGACTTAAGTAGGGATGACATTCTTGATAGTGGCCTTGACACTATGAACAGGGACTTAGTTAATGAGGTAGAGTTTTACACTGGTGGTGGAAGCATAAGTACTGATTTTACTATAAAATCTGGTGACACTATGGTATGGAGAGCCACAGGAGGATCTAGGTCAACTCAAATTTGGACCTTTAGGATAAAAATTAACGGTACTACGTGGGTAACTAAGTCTTATACAGAAGCAAGTGGTAGTTATAGCTATCCAAGAGAAGTCACAGTGAGTGGTACAAAAACTATAACTACAAACTACACTAATCCAACTATAAATGTAAGTGGTATTGTGACACTCGGTACTGGTCACTTTGATGAGGCTTATGTTAGAATATTTAGAGGATAATATGTATAAATTTGGACTAAGAAGTAAACAAAGACTATCAGGCGTAAATCAGGACATGGTAAATGTTATGTCTCACGCCTTGTCTATCTCTACTAGGGACTTTACTATTATTGAAGGTCTTAGATCTATTGGTAGACAGAAAGAACTTGTTAAAGAAGGCAAGTCTAAAACCCTTAAATCCCGACACATTCATGGTTTTGCTATCGACTTAGTTCCCTATCCTGTGTCTTGGGAATTTCCAGACTTTTTTCCTGTTGGGGATGCTGTAATACAAGCCTGTAAAGACTTGGATATACCTCTACGTTGGGGTGGTAATTGGAGAGTGCGTGACCTAAGAGAATGGGAAGGCAGTGCAGAAGAGTTAGTTAATGCCTATGATGGTAGTTTTTATGATTTACCACACTTTGAACTTAACTCTGACGAATATCCTGATCCGTGATGTCTGACAGGTTTCCCATTGGCCTTGTAATAGGGTTAGTCACTCAAGGTGCAGCAATCGTGTGGACAGTATCTATGATGATGTCTGACATAGAAAGTAACAGAGAGAAGATTATAGAAACCCAACAACGTATTGGTAGGTTAGAAAGTGCCAGCCAAACACAAGCTATAGCTATTGCCCGAATAGATGAAAATATAAAAGCCATCAGAGAAGCCGTAGAGAAGATGGCTACAGACTAATTTCCACTAAGGGGGTATGGGTGCATGGTAGATCCATTTACTGCTCTGGCGGCTGTTAAAACGGCTGTGAGTGCAGGTAAGGAGCTTGTGTCAGTCACTAAGCAGATTGGAGAGTTCTTTGATGGGGTTGATGAGTTAAGGAACAGCCACAACAAAAAGAAGGCTAGTATCTTCTCAGGTGACGATGAAAACAGTATGGAGACTTTTGTACAGTTGCAGAAAGCAAAGGATGCAGAGGAAGAACTGAGGGCCATCGTCATAGCCACCAGAGGTTACTCCGCTTGGGGTGAGCTACAAGAGATAAGAGCTAGGACACGCAGGGAACGTAAAGAGAGAGAAGACGCTGCTAGGAAACGTAAGCAAGAGATAGTAGAGAAGGTGGTTGTCATTGGTGGCACACTTATCGTACTATCTATTATAACGGGTATAGGTGTCCTTCTTATTATGTCTTCAAAGGGAATGTTATAATGCTAGAAGCTATAGGTACTGCACCGTTTCAGATGGCAATGAACCCGCCTGAGAACCAAGACAAGACACCTAAAGTAATAGAGCAATCTACAAGGAAGCCTGTAACATTTAAGGTTGAGCCTATTAACTACACCAATCATGGCAAGCCTATACAGACTAAGCCTGTAGGAACACTAGTAAATTTTGAGGTATAAAATGACAGTAGCAATGGAACGTATTTTAGCGTGGAAACTACTACCACGACTGATGATGTTAGTTATGACTGGTATGTACATTAGAGTAATCGAGTGGTTTATGTCGCTACCACCAGAGGCAATGACATCACAAGCAACTGCACTCACTGCAACCGTAACGGGAGCTTTAACAGGAGCGTTCGCCGTTTGGTTGGGCAATGAGAAATGATTGGTCAAATACTAGGTAGCGTTGTTGGTTTAGCGACAAGCGTAATCGACAGTAAGACACAGATTAAACTAACTGAGGCTGAGATAAAGAAGAAACAGCTTACAGGTGAGATTGATTGGGATCTAGCTGCTATACAGGCTACACAGAATAGCTGGAAAGATGAGTGGATAACCCTACTTTTCAGTATCCCTTTGATACTAGCGTTTTGTGGAGATTGGGGTAATGCTATAGTACAGGCTGGGTTTGCAGCACTTGAGACTATGCCAACATGGTATCAGTATAGCCTTGGCGGTATCGTATCAGCATCCATAGGAATTAGGTCAGTATCTAAATTCTTCGGTAAATAAATATAAAAAGACTACCTTATAAAACTAAAGAACCCCCCTAGGTTAATTCCTAGGGGGGCTTTTTTATTCTTGTGGTGGTGTAACATCTGGTGGTGTTAGTTCAAGGTGTGTCATAACCATAGCCAGACCTTCGTATAGGGTATCTATCTCTCCCTTGATCTGTCCGAACTTGTATGCCAACCCTGCTGATATAACTAGGTTTACAACTATGATAGCTTCAAATAGTGTTATTTCCAAGTGGTTAGTTCCTTATCCCATATATTACATGCAAGTGTTCTTCTTGACCCATTGCTTACAGGGCTTACTCTGTGTTCCAAGTTACCCGCATCAAAGAAGATAGCCCTGTTTGGTTTGTACTGTATTCTTTCTATCTCCCCATCATGCTGCTTAATTTCTAGGTATCCCCCATACACTTCCCCCTCTCCGTACAAGACTGCACCGAACAGTGGCCTACTGATTTCACCTGTGTTTTCCCACAGGATTTCATCTTTATCGTAGTGCCAATCTAAGGGTACAGTATTAGACAGAGTGTTAGTCCAGTATTCATACCCCATTAAGTTAGGTACAGGATTAGCAGCTATGTAGTGTTTCCATAACAATTTACCATAAGCAGCCATCTTGTCCGTAGGTTCGTCACTTGCGCCTATCCAATGCCCCGTACTTATAGGGGAAAAGGTTTTATTAAAGTCCTCAAATTGTGAGTCAGACAGTAGGTTGTCAAATACAATCATTTATGCGCCTCAGTCCACCGCTTACGCAGTCTGTTGAGATACCATATTGCTTTGTCGATATCCTCTAGTCCGTTCTTGTATTCACAACGCCACATGTATTTCAACACATTAGCTGCGTGTGGTGCTATGCTGCCTGACATATTTTCTGTCATAGCCTCTATAGCGTCAATACACTCTATACCCGCTTGGTTGTAGTGTACAGGCTTCTCAACAGGGTCATGCCCTACCTGATTTAGTTTGTTTAAATCCCACTTAGCCATATAGCTCTCCTTTCATAAACCGTATTATACTCTCTCTGGAATCTGAAAGCAATAGCTTTTTGCGATAGATTCGGGTGTGGGTCTAGTTTTCATCAATTCTTTTTCCATTCTACTACCAAGTTGGACACAAGATGCCCTCTCCATAAATACTCCATTAAAAGAATTTACCTTGATATTTCCTTCGTGCATTAGAATTACTACTAGAACCCACATAGGTTTCTCCTGTTTTTGTCAGTCGGTCTTTACTAGCTCCGCTGATGTGTATGGTATATGAAAAAATAACTCATTCTTCCGTATGTATCTTCCCTTAGCTCCACCTAAACTTTCCTTGGTAAGCAGTGTGTCTTTGATACGCCATGCTTGCTTCATATCTTTACGAAAGACGTAGAAGTTTAGTACACCGTTCTCAGACCCATGCTTGTCTAACAGTCTCTGTTTCCTCTCAGGAATGCGTATATCCTTCCAAGTAACAGGCCAGTCCCCATCCCAAGCTACCTTAACCTCTGCCTCATTAAAATAAGTGTAGCCACCCTTTTGAGACACGACATCAACGTAGTAGTTCTCTTCTGTGTTTACTATAGTATGGCCCCTGCTTTCTAGCAGGGACACAAGTGCTTCTTTTGCAGGGCCATCATAGGCTTCGTACAAAGCCCTGCTAAACTTCTTTCTCGCAGTAGCCATTATAAAAAGATTTCTAAGGCTGCGATTACGGTAACGATTACTGCGTAAACTTCTAATCCTGTCATATTGAACTCCTTTCTCTATGTTATATCAACCATTTCACAAACGTCACCAGTACATGCCATTGTCTGCATACCAGAGGTGTTGTCTTCTTTTTCGTAGTCTGACAACTTTGTCCAATCAATGCTCTTTGGCATACAAGATAGTAACTCCTCATATTCATCCTTAATACAGTCTTGGTATGGTGCCTGTTGGTAAGTGTGATCTGAGTGTGGCAAGAAAGATACACCACTCATTTCATCAAAGTACTCATACACAAATGCCCCTACTTCCATCCACTCACTATCCCGTACTGAGATAGTCACGCTTGGTTTATGCTCACACCAATGTCTCTGGTACATAAGCCACATTTCTAGCTGTTCAATAGCTGTCATGTCGTTGCGTGTAATAGATCCAGAGGGTGACTGAACAGGGAAACTAAACACGGTAGTCGTGTCAGGCTTCATTACACAAGGCTCACTAGGCACTCCCTGATCCTTTAGGAAGTTAGTAAGTGGGTCTTTGTTGTCACCACGTACTGTACGGACGTAGTATGGGCTGTGGCGAGCGTGGATTCCAGAACTGCTGTCAACAAGTTGTGATACTGTTCCCGATGGTTTCACGCACGTAATAGCAGCC